AGCCGACTGGCTAAGTTATCGACGGCGGTGGTTAGTCGTATTAACGAGTCCCGCCCCTGCTGGCTTTGACGGTTCATGCCGGTCAGCCCAGCAGACGCGACACCGACAGAGGCCCCAGCGACAGCAGCCCAAACTTCAACCACCATTCGACCCCTAGCGTCAAACCATCATGGCAGAAACCAAGGAGACGAAGTCAGAGGAGCAGGAAGACCACGGCAACGGTTGGCTTGGCGACTTTGTACGCCTGACCATCATGATCTGGGCAATGGGTGTGATCACCGCCAACTACCTGGGCATGTTCAAGCAGTCAATCGACGTAACTTTTTCGGCGAGCCTGCTCTCTTCAACCGCAGCCAGTTATGGCCTGTCGGTAGGCCGTAACGGTCAAAAGAAGAAAGAAGAGAAGAGCGTTATCGTTGAGAAAGATTCCAAGGCTGGCATCAAATGATCCGCTCATTTTTGGTATTGGGTGTCACATTGGCAGCCGCTTTGCCTGCTCAGGCTGATCTGCAGCATCGGCTGAGCAGCAGCGTGCAGCTAGACGTGAAGGGTGCTTCGACTCGTGCCATACGGGTTGGCAACAGCTACAGCATCAGCGGGAACGGAGTTAACACCAGCGTGACTGCGGGCGGCACGACGACAAGCGATGCCATTGGTGGACTTGGCGCAGCTACAAACGGCGTCAACGCTGTAACTATTCCCGACGCGACTCAAGCAACTGCTGGTAACTCTTTCAGCTTTGCAAACAGCTACACACAGGGCGACACCGTTCCAACATCCGCTCCAACTGTCGGCGCAGTTCCTGCTTTCGGCGACATTACGAGTGAATCTGCTGGCTCCGCTGGAACGCTTGCTGGCACTATCAACACTTCAGGCGCAATTACCTTGTCGCCAGGCACGGGAACAGGTGTTAGCGCAATCGGTCAGGTCATTTCTGAGATCAATATGCGATGACCAAAGCTCTGTTGATGCTGCTTTTGCTGGCATCTCCAGCAGCCGCCATCCCTGTGGTCCCGTCATTCTCAACTGGCCTGGTCACCAGTCGGACCGAGTCGAGGTCGGTGATAAAGGAGAAGATAATTTCGGAGTCATACAGAACAGGCTTTGAGTACATGGTGGGAGGGCAAGGCGTTAAACCCTCGTCAGGTGTTGTAAGTCCCCCTGCAACAAATAAGGCGCTTAGCTTTTCTGGTCGCAGCAGCTGGGTTCAGGAAGTGCCAGGCGCAGCGTTTCAGTTCAGCGAGGCGTATTCAGGACCGGGGATGATTGAAAAGGTGATTGTGGACAGAGAAACTGTGATTGAATCCGTCGTTGACTCAACCAGCACGTTTAGCCAATGAGAGGCAAGCTTCTCGCGCTTTTGCTGAGCTTCGCGCATAGTGCGCCTGCAGTCGCACAGGTCAGCGCAACAGCAGCGCCGGTGAGTAATAGTTCAGGGTCAGTCACCAATCAGGCGGTGATGGTGACACCC